CACCGGGCGTGTTCGGACCAACCCCTCCTCCACCAGCCGGTCCTCCACCGGGCACGGTCCCGAACGGTCCATTTCCGGGGCCGCGAGGGTTCGTCGGGTTCAGCAACGAGTCGCCGAGCACGTTCTGGAGGTAGTCCTGAAGGGCCTTGTTGTTGGCGATGTCCGCCATCACCTGATGCTTGTTCAACTCGAACTGGCGGTTCGCCAGCTGGCGCTCGTAATAGCCCTCGCGCAGAGTGTTGGCCTCCGCGAGGGACTGGGCGGGGACGCCCGAGAGCAGGTCCAGTCGCTGGCCGATGAGGTCCTGCTGGGTCTCGCGGCCCTGCATGGCCGCAGCGGCCCGCGCCGCCGTGACGGCGCCGAGGTCTGACTGCTGACCCGCACCGAGGAGGCCGAGGATTCCTTGTGCCCCTGCGTCCATCGTCTGGCCCGCTGCCTGATTCTCACCGAACACCCCGCCGCTGGTGCCACCGAACGCGCCGAGAGCGTCCTTGAGGTTCCCCAGGATGCCCCCGGAGTTGCGCCCGTAGGAGTTGGGAAGACCCTTCAGCGACTGGGCCTCCTGGCCGTAGATGCCCTTGGCGCGGAGCATGGCCTGCTTGATCCCGGCCAGCTGCGGGTGGATCGAGGCCATGACGTTCTGCCGGGCGCGGACGTTGAACTGCGGCACCTTCTTCTTGTTGCGCCGGGTCGTCTTCGTCTCGGTCTCGGTCTTCTTCGTGGTGGTGTTCCGGCGAGGCATTACTTCTTGCCCCCCTTCGGCGGGTTCCGCCGCTTCTGGTTCTTACGAGGGTATGGACCGTGCGGGTCCTCCGCCGCGCGGTTGGCCTCCTGACGGTACAGGTCGAGAAGGGCCTGGATCGTCTGGTCGAAGCTCTGCCCCGCCCCGGCGTACAGGTCCGAGACCTGGGACTGCCCGGCCTGCGTCAGGTCCTGAAGCTGACGGTTGAAGCCAGCCTGCTGAAGCTGCATCTCCTGCGGTGCGATCGAGGAGTCGAAGATACCCCGGCCAGAGAGCGAGTCCTCAAGGTCGTTGTGGGCCTGCTCGTAGTCGTGGCCGATCCTCATCGCCCCCTGGTTGAACTGGGGAGCGATCTGTCCGTACTGCCCCTGAAACGCGGCCTGCTGGTTGCGGAGTTGGTTCATAAGTGCCTGCTGTTCCACCAGCCCGGCGCCGGACAGGTACACCGGCTGGTTCGGAAGCTCGTTGTAGTAGCCCTTCGTGAACTGGTTCCAGTTCGGCAGGTTCAGCCGATCCCAGTCCAGCTGGTCGTACTGACCGTATGGCGCTCCGCCAGGGCTAGAACCTGGGGGGCCACTGGCCCCACCCGAGAAAGGGGGCATCACCGGGCGCCCCGGGTTCTGATACGACGGTCCCGGCTGGGAACCCGGAGGCGGACCCTGGTACTGCTGGGGCGGGCCGAAGCTCGCCGGAGGCGATCCCATCGGACCCTGCTGGGGCGGAGGCTGACCGCCCTGCGGCATGCCCTGGTGCGGGTTCCCGGGGCTGTAGTAGCCCGGGAAGGAGGGGGGCTGGTAGCCGTTCGCCGGGTTGCCCGGGGACTCGCTGTACGGGGGAGGCTGCTGGGGCGGCTGGTGGGGGCCGTTCCCGGGCGAGTACCCGTAGGGCGGCATCGGCTGGGGAACCGGCTGTGCCGGGAGCATCGGCCCCGGGGGGACCTGCTGCGCCGGAAGCTGGGGGCCGGGCTGGGGGTGAGGCCACTGGTCGCGCCGATCGGGGTTGTCCCATCCACCGTGGCCGCGATCCCACGGCGACTGGCGCGGGTGACCCTGGCCCCCCGGGAACCCCGGGATCGTCGGGTCGGGAGGCAGCCCCCCACCGGGGCCACCCGGCCCGCTGTTGTGCGGCAGCTGGCCCTGGAAGCCCATAGCGTTCGCGAAGCCCTGCCTCTGGTCGAACGAGGCGCCGAGCGGGGCGATGCGGTGCGCGTCCATCCCCAGCTGGCGCTCCAAGAGGCCGAGGTTCCCGGCGATCCCCTTGCTCGCGTTCCAGTCGTAGTTGATGTCACGGCCCTGCGCGCCCTGGGTGATGCGCGCAAGCTCCGCCATGAGCGCGGTCTGCTGGTCGGCGTTGAAGCCGAAGCCACCCTTCGGGGCGTCGAAGCCCAGGTCGCGAAGGGCGCCACCGACGCCGCTGGCGTTGCCCTGCTTGGGGCCACCCCACAGGCCGTTGCCACCCCCGCCGTTCCCCATCTTCCCCTGCATCTCCTTCTGGAGGTACTGCTGGAGAGCCTGCTGGTTGCCCGGGGTGTTCCGGCGGTTCGATCCACCCATGCCGGGCTTGGCAGGATTCCGGCGGGAGAGGAGCGTTCCCCGGCTGGGACTGTTGGACATGCGGCGTGCCATCGAGACCTCCATGGAATCGCCGGTTCCTCCCCCAGTTGGGAGCCGCGCGTAAGTAGCCTAGCGCACTTGTCTAGCCCAAGGGGCCATCGGGCTGGCCCTTCTCCGTGCCAACGACGACGTGGTCGAAGTAGGCGTCGGCGGAGATACCTTCGAGGTGGCAGCGCACCTCGATCGCCGTCGCGATGTCAGGCATGGTGATCGGGTAATCGGTCGCCAGCTGGACCCAGGTGCTCTGGTTGTAGTCCAGCTGCGGCGTCTCCACCGGGGAGTCGAAGATGAAGTCCGGCAGGACTCCGACGTTGGACCCCAGGACGAACACCTTGAGCCGCGCTCCGTTGCCCGACGTGCCCTGCGACTTGCTCACCGTGAACGAGTCCCAAGAGGTGGTGATGTTCGCGGCGAGGGAGGCTCCTCCGACGTTTCCCAGCCCGACCTTCCCGGAGGTGCCGGAGAAGGTGTCATCGACGTAGACGTACTGCCAAAAGCCCGGCTCCGCTTCCTCGGAGTCGAGCCACCACTTCATGCGGATCGTGGTCTGCCCGGCAGCGGGCCACTCGTCCACGCACTGCACCCGGACCCACCTCTTGTCGGTGTCGTTCTCCGGCACGTTCGGGTAGTAGTTGTTCGAGTCGTTCGTCACGTCACCGTCGGACTGGAACCAGGGTTCGGTCGGGGCGTCCACCCGGGTCTCGACACCCCCGTTGCGGAAGAACAGCCGGACCTCGCCGTACCCGAACGCTCCTGAGACGAAGGCGGCGCGGAGGTAATGGGTCGTGTCCACCCACTTCAGGAAGACGCTGTGCTGGAGAACGTCGTCGGTCGGGGTGGCGGAGTCGGTGTACGCCACCGTGATGTCCACCTCCGGGTGGTCGCCGTCCATCGGGTGGGTCAGGTAGTGCGTCTCCCCGGGGTGGGTGAGGATCGTGCCGACCGAGGAGGCAACGTCGATGTCTGCTGCCGTGCCGGTCTGGCGCGTCCACGCTCCGCCGCCGGAGGCCGTCCCCCACTGGTCGGTCTCAGAGCGGGCGAACGTGTCCGTGGCGTAGGCGGAGGGCGTCGAGGGGCCGTTCTCCATGTACACCCGGCAGGACACCCAGTACCGCTCTCCGGCCACCACAGACTGCCGGTAGCCCTTGTACGCGATGTCGGAGGCATTCCCCGTGTGGAGCTTCAGGGCCTGATCGCCCTCGCCCCCGACGTAGGGCGTGACCGTCGCAATCGACACCGTCGGGGAGCCTGGGCCTGACGTAAGTTCAAACGGCCAGCCAACTGAATCGTTGGCGTCGTCCTCGAAGCTGGGGTTCGGCGCCATGTTCATCGCGCCGAACGCCTCGCGCATCGTGATGCAAGGGATGCCCAGGTCGTAGAGGTAGTCGAGCAGGTCGATGAACTCCTCCGGGGTTGCCTCCTCCGTGTACGTCGAGCCGAGGTGGTTGAAGAAGCAGTAGGTCACCGGGTGCGACAGCGTCTTGCGAGCCATGGCTCTTACGTCAGAAACCAGGGAGTCACCGAGGCCGGAGACAGACGCGCTGTCGGAGATGATCCGCACCCCTCCGATCCTGAAGTTGCCCTGCGCCTGACGGGCGTCGAACTCCATGATCCCGGCGTACCGGAAGATACGGAACCGGGTCGCGAGGTCCCTGTCCGTGAAGACGTTCCGGTAGCCGTAGGGATACCCGAACGTCGTCGGCTGCGGGATGCCGACGGCGATCAGTTCGTTGTTCACCGTGTCGAGGGACGTGGCCCGGGTCGAGGCCGACAGCGCCGTCATGTCGAGGTGGTTCAACGAGTGGTTGCCGATCTCCATCCCCAGGTCGCTGTAGTGCTTGAGCATGACGAGGTCGAACTCCGTGTTCGCGTACCCGAAGGTGTCGCCGAGCACGTCCTTGTTCGCGAAGATCGTCGCCCGCTGGCCCAGGTCCACCATGTGGTTCAGGACGGCGATCTGCTGGGGGTGGCAGTCATCGAAGGTGAAGCAGATCGAACCCTTCGCCGCGACCTGCTGGCTTCCCCTGGGCGCCCGATTCCAGGCCCGCTCCAGGGTGTTCGCCATCCTGATGAGGTTCGGCTTGTTCGGCCCCTGGAACCTCTTCGGGAGGCTCAGGGTGACATCGTTCAGGCCCACCTAGGCGTTCCCTTCCTCGGCGCCTTCCCACTCCCAGAGCAGGGCAATCTCGATAGGGCTGAAGTGGCCGTTGCCGTCCGTGTGGGTGAACTCGATCGACATGGCGTAGTCGGTGACCCCGGGGTTCAGCCGGAACCGGGTGACCTTGTTGTGTGCCCCGGCGATGGCCTTCGATCCTGACGTAAGAGTCGAACCGTCCATCCCCTTCACGGTGTAGTTCAGCGTCGAGGAGACTGCGGCGGAAACCTGCGCGAAGGACAGCACATCGATATGGCGGAGAGTGAACCGGCGAGTCCCACCACCGGGCATGAACGGCGCCGTCGTGTAGGCGTACTGGGCCGTCGCGAAGTACCCGGAGCCGACGCTGTCGAGCACCGCGCCGGGGTTCACCCACGGCAGGTCGGTGAGGGCGACCATCGGATTGGCAGAGGTGCTGCTCGACAACCCCATGACGACTGGCCCGGCGTTCCCCGGAAGCGCGAAGATCGCAGCGTTCGACAGGGCGGAGGTCCCGGCATTGAGCGCGAACTTCGCCCAGCACTCGGTCATGAAGTCGTAGACGTACCCGGAGGAGGCTCCGCCGCTGAGGATGAAGAGCTTGTCGGCAGAGTAGGCCATGTGGACATTGGCCCCTCCGCTCCCGAACAGCGTCCCCCACTCCAGCTGCTTGGAGATGTTCTCGGCCTCACCGCCCCGGTACAGGGCGACGTGCTTCTGGCCCGCTACCACGATCCCGTAGGGGGTGGCGACCATCGGTCTTCCGGCTCCGATCTGGACACCGGGACCGTTGAGCTTCACCAAGTCGAACGTGGAAGGACCTGACCCGGTGAGGAGCCAGACGCCCGTCGGCTTCCCGATGTACAGGCCGTCCTCGTTCGCCGCGAGGCCGTAGATGTGCTGGCCGTCGTCCGCGACCACGTCGATGAAGTTACCGGGCCAGTCCTCAGCGGCGATGTTTCCTCCGGCCTCGGAGTAGTACAGCCGCCCGTACCGCACCGTGCCACCCGGCCCCTGGACGGAACCGATGAAGAAGCGATCGGAGAAGAACTCAATCGCGTTGGGGTACAGCGGGAGCGTCCCGGCCACAGCCCCGACGGTCGCCGTGGGCTTGTAGTACCGGATCGCGGAGTCCCCCGGGGAACCCCACAGAAGGTAGTTGTTCCCGGTCGCCATGAGAACCGGCGTTCCAGCCCCCCCAACCCCCGACTCTCCGACGCTCCAGGCTCCCGGAGGAGACCCCGCTGCGGCGGCAGAGTAGTAGACGTTCTTGGATACCCCGCCCTGATGGACGATGACGTAGTACCCGTTGATGTAGCCGATCCCCACCGTGTTCGGGTTGGCGAGCGCGGCCACTCCGCTGCCGGGCGTGAGGCCGGGGCGGGGCATGATCATCCCAGCCCGGTCCACCTCCCAGTTCGTAAGTGCCGAGGCGAAGCCTTGGGGAACCTGAAGGTGCGACTCCGGGTTGGCGAAGAACCCCCGCGACCAGTCGAGGACCGTCCGCTGGAGGTTGCCAGCTGGCGTGAAGTCGCCAGCCACCGTGGCCTACCTGAAGCCTTCGGGGGCGAACAGGAGCGCCGTTTCCTCCACGTCGAAGATCGGCCCCTGTGTCGCCGCCAGCGTGTGGGACAGCTGAAGCTGGTGGGAGTAGCCCGTGTAGCCCACGTCGAGCCGGTAGCGGTAGGTGCCGGTGGCTCCCGGGATCGTGACGTTGATCGCGCTCTGCGCCACCCCGTCGAGCGTCGGCGTGACCACCAGGGGGATCGCCCCCGTCGCCACCCGCTGGCGGACGATCAACTCGATGTGCCGCAGCGTGGAGGGCCGCAGCGCGCCGAGGGGCCAAAGCTCCGGCGACTTCGCGATGAACGTCTCCGCGATGTCCGAGGTGACCCCGTAGTCCTTGATGCGGGTCGAGGAGGGATGGGCGCGGTAGTTCAGCATCGACCCGATCGTCCCGCCACTCGGCCCCATCAGCAGGTTCCCGAAGTGGCCCATGAGGGCGCCCGGGAACTCCGCCGTCGAGGAGAGCGTCTCGACCGCCCAAGCCTGCGTCTCCACGTTGAAGACGTAAATGCGGTTCGTGATCCCGTTGTCGGCGATGTAGCACTTCCGGTCGATGTACGCCGTTGAGACGTAAGACGTGGTGGCGATCGAGAAGGTGGAGTCGATGGCGTTCGAGATCACCTTGGCCTGCTGGCCGTCGAAGAGCCACACGTTCTCGTTGCCGACGATGATCAGCCCGTAGGGCGTCGGGAGCAGCGACTTGCCGACCGCGCAGCCCGGGGAGGTTCCGCCGACATAGGGCATCGGCTGCTTCTGGAAGTTGTCGGGGTTGTCCCCGGCCACGATCCAGACCCCGTTCTGCTTGCCGACGATGAGCATGTCGTTGAAGACCGCGAGGTCCTCGATCTGCTCACCGTCGTCCCGTCCGAAGTCCATGACGTTCGAGGCGGGCCAGTCGGTGGAGCCGGTCGCGGAGTCAATCGCGGAGTAGTACACCCGGTACGCCGTGGACCCGCCGCCCGCCCAGATGCGGTTGCGCCAGAACTCGACGCAGGTCGCATTCGCTGGCGAGGCAGTGACCGACGTGAGGCTCGCGCCGTCGTAGGCGTTGACCTTGGTGAAGCCCGGGTTGGTCACCCACAGGTTGCCGAGGCCGAACGTGAAGTCCACCGACTTCGTCGTGTTGCTCGTCGCCGTCACCAGTCCGAGGCTCGCCCACGTCCCCCCTGACAGGTTCGAGCGGGGCAGCGCGAGGAGGGCGATCTGGTTGTTGCCGTTGTCGTGGCCGACGACGTACCGCTGCGAGGTGAACGGGCAGTAGCCGATCCCGCGAATCCTCCGGGTACCGTAGGTGGCGCCGCCCCCGTCCGCCGGGATCGACGTGGTGGACCCCTTCGACCACCCCACGCGGGCGCGCAGCCCGCCGTCGGGTTCGGGGCGCCAGTTCTCCAGCTGGACGGCGTAGCCCACGGGGACGCGGGACTGCTCCACGTCCTCCATGAGGCCCTTCTCCCACGTCAGGACGAGCCGCTGTAGTTCCCTTGGGTCCGTGTAGTCGGGGAACGGCATGTCGTCCTCCTCAGATGTGAGCGGCGTCAGCGGTGTCGAACGGACCCCGCTGGAACGAAAGCGTCAGCGGGGTGGCGAGCAGGGACTCCGCGCCCGTGGAGGGCTGAGGAAGCCCCTTCTCGTACAGCGCGAAGTACGTCTCTCCGAGCGAGGAGCCGTCCTTCCAGTGAGCCTGGGCGCGAGCGTAGGTCACCATCTTCGGATGCAGCTGGAGCGGCAGCGGGCTGATGTCGTCGTTCTCGACAAGGTCCGCCGGAGCGTAGTTGTACTCCAGCGTGTATTCGTCCCCGGTGGCGTCCGGGTAGACGACGAGGCTGCCGCTGAAGATGCGGTAGATGGTGACGCCCGGGGTCGCGCCAGGGATCGTGTACGACCCCCACACGTCGTCGTTGACCTGCACCGCTTCGTTCGTAAGAAGCAAACGATGAACGGTCAGGAAGTCGTCGGGCAGCGGGATGGTGGAGTCGGCGCCGACAGTGAGCGGGACCGGGACGAGGTCGTCGCTCATCGAGATCGACTTCTTGAGGACACGCAGACGTGCGGCGAGGTCTCTCTGGGCCTCGTTCAGCCAACGCTTGACTTCGTCGTCGGTGATGAACACGCCCTGGTCATCCTTCAGGACGCTCCGCACGTCTGCGATCTGCCCTCGGAAGTTCACGCCGCGAATGCCTTCGCGTGGTCGGGGCAGTAGTCGGACCCGGCCTCGATTGGCTTGCCGCACATCGTGACCCCGTCCGGCCCCGTGGTCGTCGCGATGCAGACCTGGGGAAGCCCGCCCGGCATGGTCGGCGGCGTCGGGATCACGGCACCGTGGCCCTCGCCGGAGGCCGCGCGAGCTTCCTCCGGGTCGAGGTACAGCCCGTTGCCGAAGTCGCCGTGGTTCATCAGGTGGCGCTCGACCACCTCACGCTCCTGATCGCTCCAGCCGTTCTCCTTCTGAGCGGCCAGGGAGTCCCAGGTGCCACGGACGAACTTCGCCGACAGGCCGTAGCGGGTCTGCACCAGCCCGCCGTCGGTGTACTGCTGGGTCGCGCGCACGACGTACTTCTTGCGCCCACGCCCCCTGAAGGTGTGGATGAAGCGCAATGCTGCCTCCCTTCTACGTCAGGACGCCGAACGCCATGAACGGCACCCGGGCGAGCACGACGTGCAGGTCGGTCGCGTTCGCGATCTGCGCGAGCGCCCCGGCCCCCGTGGCCGCTTGGTTCGTGGGGACCACGCCCTGCACGTTGTTCGAGCCACCCACCAGGGTGGCGTTCGTCGCGGCGGTCTTGCCCAGGACCGACGCGAGGTGCTGGAGAGCCTCACCGCTGGCCTGCCCGCCGACGACCTTCAGGTCGTGGGTGTGGGTGTCCTGCGTGTGGTTGTGGCTCGCCGTGGTGGCTCCGTAGGCGAGGAGCTTCTGGTCGGAGTAGTCCACCCCGAACTGGTAGCCGCCGACCCCGCTGACGACGAGGAAGAAGTTCTCCGGCGGGTCTCCGTCGAGCAGGAACTCATCGAAGACCTCCGAGATGTCCTCGCCCCCGGTGGGGTACGAGTCCGAGAACGCGAACGCCCCGTAGACGATGCCGGGACGGTCACCCCTCGCGAACAGGGGCTGGCTCATCGCGCGGCCCGGGGACTGTGCTGCGAAACCCACGCTGAATGCGGTCGGCATCCTCTCCTCCTCCTCTGCGGATGTCCGTTCTTACGTTATGCGATTCCGGCCCGGGGGTCCACCCCCCGGGCCGGTCGATCGGTCGATCAGGTCTAGCCCGTGACGCCGGACAGGATGCCGTGGACGAGCGGCGAACTGATCTGCCACCCCGCCTCGGTCAGGTACTCGTCCTTGACGCCGTCGCGGTCGTTCTCCTGAATGTCCGCGTACAGCTTGGTGTTGCTGTTCGCGAGCGGGCGGATCATGAACTTGTCCATGTCGAGCGCGAGGCCGTAGCCGCCGTACCCGACTCCGCCGGGACCGTCCTCCAGCAGGCGGTGCTTGACGATCATGAGCGTGCCGTGGCCGGTGACCCACTGCTTCACCGTCATGCCGTACACCTTGTCGGACGGCACCAGCTGCATGCGTCCGAGGGCGATCAGGTCGAAGACAGAGATCAGCAACGGGGAGGCCACGAACAGCCGGGTGTTCCCGGCGCCCGTGTGCTGGAACACGTCCTGGCAAAAGCTCTCCATCTCGCTGGCGGAGAGGATGCCCCCGGCGTCGGTCTCGTTCGTCGCGCCCGTCAGGAAGTAGAACGCCCCACCCGTGGTGCGGACTGGGCCGTCGGTCGTCCCCGGCGAGGAGGTGTCGAGCAGACGCTCGCCGAAGAGCGCGGTGCGCTCCAAGTCGAGGCGGTGCTCGATGTTCTTCTCGGCACGCAGGCGCGGACGGTCGGCCCCGGTGTAGTTCTCGGAGTTCATCTCCGTGCGGGTGATCTGGAGCGGGGTCCGCGTGATCTGCGTGTAGTTGAACGGGTAGGTCTCGATGTGGCTCTTGGCCGAGCCGGACACCGCACCTTCCGCGTAGGCGTTGCCGATGATCTGGAGGTCCTCGTTGTTGACGAGGGTGCCGATCGCCGTCGGCCCGTAGGACCGCACGACCGTCAGCTCGTCGGTGGTCGGATCGACCGCCGTCACCAGCATCTTCTCCGCCGTGCGCGGGACGTTCACCACGTCGCCGACCGAGAAGTAGTCGCCGTTGTCCACGACGATCGAGGTCTCGTTCGTGTAGTCCGCGTGGTTGATCTGGTCCCAGCGGGCCGCGAGGTCCTTCTCGATCCACTCGAAGGTGGAGTTGTTCGCGGTCTTGGTCCGCGCCTTCTGCGTGATGAGCGTCAGCGGCGCGATGTCCGGGTCGAGGTACTCGATCCGGTTCGCCACGTCCCTGACTCGCCTCGCGGCAGGGATGTTGCCAGTGCTCTCCGGTGCCCTGATGACGGTCTGGGCCATGACGACCTTCTCCTCCTACCCCCCAAAGAGCGGGGAGCCTCGGTTTTCCTGCCACACGGCGATGGCCTCATCGAACTCGTCCTTGGAGGCGCCGGGCGCTCCGGTGACGGGCGCTCCGGTCCCTCCGGTCTCGACAAAGGCCGCTGTTCTCGCTGCGGCCCCGTTCGATGCTCCGTTGCCGGGTGCCGCCGCGACAGCCTGCGCGCGAGCCTGTGCCCAGAATCGGGCCTCGGCCATCCCCTCGTCGGTCTCCATGAGGTGAGGCTGGGCCTTCAGCGTGGCGTGGAGGTGGGGGTTCTGGGACGCCTCCCAAGCAACGTCCAGGGAGCCAGCTGCCCGAGGGTTGAGGTCAAGCTCCTTGACCATCTCGGAGAGCCGAACGTCCTGTGGCGAGTTTGGGAGCACGTCCGGGTGCGCGGCGCGGAAGGCGGCGACCTGCTGGGCCAGCTGGAGGAACTCGGCGTTCGCCGCCTCCTCCTGACGCTGGGATTCCAGCTGCTGCTGGATCGGGGCCATCCGTTGCTGGATGCCCTGATCCACCAGGGGCTGTACCTGCTGCATCAGCGCGAGCCGCTGTGCAAGCTCCGGGTCCTCCTCCGCCTGCTTCTGAAGGATGATCTGAGCCAGCTGCTCGTACTGCTGCTGCTGGGCGTCGTACCGCTCCTGCATGGCGGCGATCTCTCGCTTCGCCTCCGCAGCTTCCTGAGCGGTGCGGGTGCCCCACGCCTCCACGTTGCGATACCCGTCCACCAAGGCATCGACGCTTTGGAACCGCCCGGCGTATAGCTGAGGCTCGCCTGCCTCCTCGGTGGGGGCCTCAGCCTCCACCGGGGTTTCGACAGGTTCTCCGCTGTCGAGCGGTGCTTCCTCTGGAGTCGTGACTTCCGGTTCGGTCTCGTCTCCCGGCAGCCCCTCAGCGGGTTCGCTTACCGGCCACTCGACAATCCCGAACGCGGAGCCATCGTTTGCTCCGTCAGCCATTCTGTCCCACCCCTTCCGTGTCGTCAACCCCGGATTGCCTCGTAAGGTCCGAGAGTTGGTTTCGGAGCGCAGCATAAGATTCAGGGAGTCCCAGAATCCAGTCGCACGTCTCAAGGACCCCCTGCGCCCTGTAGATCAGAGCCGGTTCGGTGCCCCTGAGAAGCTCGCTGCGCGCCTTGTTGGCTCGCTCCGCCACGGCGGCGGCGAAGTGCTTCCATCCCTTCGTGTCCATCGATCCGAGAATCTGGCCCACCGCAGGGAGATCGACCTCGGCCCGCTCCAGCGTGAGCGGATCGACCCACGGCTTCTCCTCCACGGTGGTGAGGTGGCGCGGGTTCTCCCCGGGGTCGTAGACGAAGTCCTCCACTACAGCCCCGACTGCTGGAATGGGATGTTGAGCCGGGACTGAAGCTGCTGCTCCGGCCCCGTACCCATCTGCCCCTGCGGCTGCTGACCGGCCATGGCAGGTTCAGGCGCACCGGGCTGTGCGGGCTGCTGACCGTAGGCCGGTGCTCCCTGCATCATGTACTGGTTCATCTGGGCCATTATCAGCGCCCGCATCTGCGCCTCAGGGCCGAGGTAGCTCGCGAGGTCCTTCTTCCCGAACGCGGACAGCAGGTCCTCCACCAGCTGGGGAACAGCCTGCGGCGCCATCCCGGCCACGACCTGCGCGAGCGTCATGGCCTGCTCCTTACGCACCGATTCGGTCTGTGCGCTCGACGCGCTCTCGATGTCGAAGTCCATGGCTCCGGCGATCGAGTCGGGCCGGATCGACTGGAACGTGAACTGGCCGTCGGGGCCGAGGAGGCGGACCCACTTCTCCTCGTCGGTGAACTGCTGGATCAGGCTACCCCACTGCCGCGCGAGGGCCTTCAGGCCCATCATCTCGGCGAGGTTGAGCTTGAGCGCGAACTTGGTGTTCCCGGCCTCCTGAATGAGGCCGACGCCCGTGGCCGTGTCGTTCATCGACGGGGAGTCGATCCCCATCGTGTATGCGGTGACGCCGGAGACCCGCTCGATCAGCCTCTCGGTCTGCTCCGCCTCCGCGAAGGCCGAGGAGGTCACGTCGCCCAGGTCGATCCGGTGGATCACGTCAGACGGCGTGCGGTCGCCCGTGACGGTGATGACGCCGCCGGGGCGCATCTCCAGTTCCCGCTGGTCGTTGATCCCCTCGATGTTCACCGCGAACATCGAGTTCATCAGGAGCCGGACGTTGTCGAGCCGCTGGTTGACCAGAGCGTTCGACAGGTCCTGAAGACCCTCGATCGCCTCGATCTCCCCGACGCCCCAGAACTCGCCCTCCATCAGGTAGTCCACGATCCTGGCGAACGGCTTCTCCTGATGGTCGAATGGGTTGAGACTTACGCGCAGAATGTGTGCGCGGTTCGCAAGAGTGATCACCCGCCCGTCGTCGGTCCAGAACTCCAGAAGCTCGACCGGCTTGCGGGTGGAGTCGTCGGTGGTGCCAAGGCCCAGCACGTCCTGCCGGACCTGAAGCGGTTCCTCCCGGGTCTGCGAGGTGATGTCACCCGGCTCCATGCCGTCGGGGAAGCGGTAGACCCCCTCCTTGACCCGGGCCTTGATGTGGGACATCTCCTGCCACGTCCGATGGACGACATACCGGGCGGTCTCGATGTCGGCTGCTTCCGGAGCGGGCCAGAAGTTGAACACGTCCACCCACTGCGCCGCCGGGCCGTCGTAGATCACACGCTCCATCGGCATGCGCTCGAACTCTCCGGTGGGAACCTGCCCCAAGGAGCCGGTGGGTTGCAGGACGAGGCTGCCGTCGAGGTTCCGCATGGGGGCGCCCGTCGCGGGGTCGGGCACCATCGTCGGCGGGCCGGGGATGTCCTGCATCTGCGGGACCAGCTTCACCGTCGAAGCGGTCACCCGCTGGTGGTAGGTCTTGATGATCCCGGTGCCGTAGGACAGCGCCGACTTGTACGCCTTCACCAACTCGACGTACAGGTCCGGCTTCGAGTTGGTGCCGCAGTAGTTCATCATCCGTTCCATGTTCTTCGAGGGGAACACGTCCTCCGGGGAGACCGGGTTCACCAAGAAGCCAGGGACCTGCGAGATGAGCTTCGGCGTGATCGTCTCGATGATCGAGAAGGCGTAGGGGACGAACACCTTGGAGTGCCAGTCCCCCTCGGTGCGGCGGACGTTGGAGCGCCGGAGCGCGTACCACTTCCGCCACTTCTCGTAGTAGTCCTGCCGCGCGCGATCGGCTGCCATGAACGCGCGCTGAAGCCACTGGAGGAGCTTGGCGTACTCGTCCTCTGTCTTCGGGTAGAGGTCGAGTCCCGGGTAGCCAGCCTCCTCCCCGGGCATCTACTTCTTCGCCTTCTTCGCCCGCTCGTCCTTGAACTCGTCCGGCACGTTGCCGTCCGGGTAGCTCGTCGGGTCACTGGCGGCGCCGACGGGCAGGGCTGCGTGGATGTGCTTGGGTCGCGGGGCCGGACGCGGGGTGGTCGGGCTGCCCTCGGCCATGTCCTCCTCAACGGGTGGAACCGCGATGTCGGGACGGGGTGTGGTCCTGCGGACGGTGCGGGAACCCTTCGTCCGCGTGGACACCCCAGACTTCGGGCCGCTCGTCTTCTTCTTCGCGGACGACTTCTTCGCCGCCGCTGACTTCGCTCTCGCCATGGTCCGCCTCCTCAGACGTACTCCATCAGGCCGGTCGGGGAGTCTGTGACCTTCACCCTCGCGACGGTGGACTTGATCGGGGGACGCGAGTGCCGGGCCATCTGGAGGGCACCGGCAGCCGAGATGACCCGGTCATCGTGGCAACCCTCCTGGGCCTCTGGGCGACCCGTGTCGTCCCGGATGAACGTGTAGCACTCTCGTATTGTGTCAGCGTTTGGCAAGGAGATCGAGTTATCTCTTAGGGCACCGGCAAACTCGTCCAGCATGGGCATGCGATTCTCGACCGTCGTTCGCCACCCCAGCAGGGTCGTTGCCTTGTTCGTCCGGCGGTTGATGTGCCGGTGGTGGTACAGGCTGGGGTAAGCCGCGTCCTTCAGGTAGCGCAGCACGCTCTCCCCCGACGAGTGGTTCTGCTCGACCCCGATCAGGGCAGGCTTGCGGCCCCGGTCCATGGTCCCCACCGTGTAGTAGCGACCCAGCAGATTCAGCTGCTCCGCGAAGGTCTCCGGCGACATGCGCCCGTGCAGCTGTGCGACGTAAGTGCGAGAGACCACGTCAAAGACATCCGCCGAACAGAAGTCCCTCCCGCCGCGCTCCATGTCGGGGTCGGTGAAGGAGACCTCCCGCTGCGTCCCGGACTGCTTGCCCTCGGCGGTGTCGGCGAAGATGACGTAGTGGCCCTTCGCCGTGGGGGCGCGGTACATGCGGAGCCACCCGAACTCCGACCGCACCGGGCCGATCGAGTCACCGCGCCGGTCGAGGTTGCCGCGCAGGACCGGGCGCTCCGACATCTCCTCGTACTCCAGCAGCCGCTCTTCATCGAAGAAGCAGTTGCCGCTGACGAGGAAAGCCTCACGCGGCGTCGAGGGGAACTCCTGGCGGAACCCACGCTCGTCGCCACGGAAGTCCTCGGTGATCTTCCGGCGCCGCCACGCGACCTGGGGGACCGACAGCGCCCAGGTGTCGCCCTCCCACGGGATGCCCTCGTCCATGGCGGTGCGCTCCCACGGGGTGAGCGTCTTCCTGATCTCCTCCTCCTGCTCAGGGGAGACCGGGATGGCGTACTCCTCATGGATGAACCACGGCAGGAAGATCGCGATGTAGCCGTTGGTCCCCGCTTCGGCCTCCTGCCACATGACGTGGAAGAAGTTCCCGACACCGTTCGCCGTTGACTCGATGACGATCTCACTGCCCTCGTCCGGGACCGACTGCGCGAGGCCGACCCACACGTCCTCGGCGGCGTCCCACCACGCCACCTCGGAGGCGTGCAGGGCGTGGATCGCGGCGGCGCGTCCGGTCTGCTTGTCGTTCGCCGTGCCGACGTTGATCTTCGAGTTGAGGCCACCGATCCCGGTCGGGGTGTCGAAGTGCAGCTGCGTGCCCTTGGCGGTGTACCGCTTCGTCGGGCGGTAGGAGTCCGGGAGGTTCCGGTAGTAGGTGTCGTAGATGCCGAACAGCGTGGCCCCACGGACCTTCTGGTCGGCCACCACCATGGCATTCTGGTTCGGATAGAGGGTGATCCGCCGCATGTTGCGGGCTGCGACATAAGTGCTAATCCCCTCCTGCCGGGCCTTCAGGACGATGGCCCTGATCCGGCCCTTCTCCGCCATCTGCTTCGAGAGCCGCTCATGGGCGTACCGCTGGGCGAAGTTGAACTCCAGGGGGACAAGCTCCGCCTGCTTGGTGACGATGCGGAGCGCCCGCTTGCAGTAGAGCGCGAGGTCCTTCTTGGCCTCGTTGACGAGGCGCCGGAGCTTAGTCTCCGGACGCTGGGGAGTCGTTCCCAACCAGCCCCTCCAGCCCAACCCGGATGTTCAGTTCCTTGCCGCCGTCCATCATCCCTGAGCCGCGCAGGACCATCCCGGCTGCCTGGAGGCGGACCCTGCCGTCCTCGTCACTGAGAGCCGCCGAGAGGACCTCCAGCGAGCGCGGGCCAAGCTCCTTGATCCCACGCCGAACGGAGGTGGCGACCTCCTGGAGGATCGTGTTCACCGCGATGTCCTCAGCGGTGTTCAGCAGGTCCCTGAACTCGTCGTCGTTGAGGAGGGCCTGGATGGTGTTCTTCGGCACATCGCACCACGACGCCGCCTCGTTCAGGGTCATCCCCTGCGCGAGAGCACCGACGATCTCGGCCTTCTTCACCGCCGGGAGCTTGTTCCCGACACCGACCCGACGCTGCGTCTCAGAAGGCACGGTTGCCGTCCTCCTCCTTGTCGGCCCCGGTGTAGAAGTCGAAGTCGGCAGGGGAGAGCTTGTCGAAGTCCTCGCGGGCGACGTGGCCCCGGCCCTTCGTCTCGTCCATGTACCGCTCCTGGGAGTCGTCCCCGAACATATCCTTGATCGGTTCGGAGTCGTAGTAGTTCTTCCGTGAGCGGGAGTCTACGACTGAAGTGTCGAGACGTACAGAGCGGAGCCGCTGGGCGAACGTCAGGCCACCGCAGCGACCGAGGTGGGAGTCGCCGCAGTCGGGGCAGGTCGGGACCTCAGTGGCGGAGAGGACGGTCATGGAAGCGGCACCCCCCAGGTCAGGTCGAGGGGTGCCGCCGTGGCCCGCTCTCCGCCTTCCCCAAACGGTTCGGAGGCCAAGGCGAAACCTAGCATGTGCATTTGCAACCTGTCAAGAAAGGAAGGGGGGGCGGTTCTTGGGAACCGCCCCCTAGGAGCCACGGACCTTGCTGGATGCATCTGCACTATACCGGCATTCCCACGCTCGTCAAGCGGCCATGGGGGACGCCGCCTCCGCCGGTCTTGGATGTGCGGATGTCCTTGCGGGGTTGCGCCGCCTGGGCGACGACCAACTGAGGGGCGCCAGCGAGGGAGAGGGTGCGGACGTGGTCGGCTTGCGCGAGCACTCCCTTGGGGCCGGGCTGGATCAGGTCGCGACCGTCGATGAGGCCGCTGAGGAGCTTGCCGTGGTAGTAGCAGGTCTCCTGACCGAACGCTGCCGGTTGATGGCAACCTCTCGGCCAGGAGCAGGTCACGGCGCCGCACTCGCGATCGCGAGCGGTGACGGGAGGGGGATCACCCCGTCCTCGCCCAGGTCCTCTACGATGGCCTGGAGAGCGTCAACCAGCTTGACCTTGTCATCGATGTCGGCCTTGATCTGGTTCGGGTGGCCCTTGACGACGTTCGGGATCGAGGCGCGCGCGAGGTAGTACAACACCTTCAGGGTCGCAAGCTCCATGCGGGCATTGACGAGGTTCTCCATCGCGATGCGGAAGTCCGCGTTGTGCTGGAGCTTGTCGGCGGCGAACGCCGCTGGGTCGAACTCAGGCGGCGTCGTCTGTTCCGGCATCCGGCGTCTCCAGTCGCCCGTCCGCTTCGAGTGCCTTGCGGAGCGTGTCGTACTCGCGAGCATCGGACGAGCGGTCATCGAGAACCGCGACCCGCGCGGCGCCGATCACGTCGGCTCGTCCGGCGTTGAGAGCGTTCAGCCGGTTGAGCGAGGTGGTCAGAGTCTTGGCCTCAGCGCTGTCCTTGGCGACGTGGCCCTTGGCCTCCATCGCTTCGGAGTACGCAAGCGCGGCTGTGACAACGTCCTCCGCTGCTCCCTCGTAGGGGTCCGTGTCCTTGCGTTTGCTCGGCGGCACGGCTGGAACTTACATGCGAGCAAACGCTACGTCAAGTCACAACAGGACGACGTTGCCGTATGCCTCTGTCGCGTAAGAGCCGGTGTCGGTGCGAACGAGGTCGTACCAGTAGGACATCCCCGGCCCCGCGTCCACTGTGTCGGCGCGGTCGATCTGCACGTCCACGACCCCGTTGACAGCGTCCGAGATCGTCACCCCGTCGCCCACCGTCTTGGTGAACAGGGCGTCGGCGTCGGCGTCGAATCGCGACCGCTTGAAGATGAACGAGAGCGCCCACCCGGCGATGCTGCCGTCGTTGTCGATCGTGATCCGCAGGGTCTTGTCGTCGCCCGCGACGAACTGGTCCCGGTGGGTGATCGGTGAGTTCTGCGGCATGGGATCAGCCTACCTCTGTGTCGTGGGTTCCGCCGAGGTTGATGGAACCGCTGGAGACGCCGGGAAGATCGACCCGCGAGTCCGCTCCCGCACCCAGGTCCAGTTGGCTGTCCACAAAGGCGTCGAGATCGATCCGTGGGTTCATCTGGCCGCTGAGGCTCAGGTAGCGGGGGCGATCGAGGGAGATGCTGCCGGACGGCGTGACGCTGCCGCCGAAGAGCTTCGCGATGGCCTTGCGGAGAGAGCCGGAGGGAACAACGCTCCCGGCGAACGCTTTGGAGATCGCCTTCGACACCGACCCGCTGGGCGTCACCGACCCGCTCAAGCTCTTTGACGTAAGTCGCGAGAGCGCACCGGAAGGAGAGACGCTCCCGGCGAGAGCCTTGACTGCCGCGCGGGTAATCACGCCGGAGGGGGAGACCGCGCCAGCGAAGCCCTTCGTCGTCGCCCGGTTCATCGCCCCGGCTGGGGTGGAGGACCCGGCGAACGCCTTGTTCGAGAGCTTCGCGAGCGCCCCCGTCGGGGTGACGCTCCCACTCAGCCCCTTGCCGACGACACGGGCAAGCGCACCCGTAGCGGTGACGCTACCGCCCAGGTCGATGGTGAACTCGTCTCCACCCTCCCCGGGGATGAACTCCCACTCGTTCCCCTCGGAGACCGGGGTAACCGACCCAGCCAGGAACTTGTTGACCGCCTTGAAGACCTCGCCATCTGGTTCGAGGGTCGCGGCGAGGACCTTCCCGACGGCCTTGGCGAGCGCGCCAGCTGGAGTCGAGGACCCAGCGAACGCCTTGGTCACCGACTTCGCGAGAGCGCCCGACGGCGTCACGGAACCGGCGAGCGCCTTGGTGACGCTCCTCACCAGAGAGCCGGAAGAGGTCGAGGACCCGGCCAGGGGCTTGCCCACGGACTTCGCCAGTGCCCCGCTAGGGGTGGACGAACCGTCGAGACTTATGTTGTTGACAACGGAGGAAGCTTTCGAGAACGCGAACCGTTTGCGTGGGTTGGGCGGGGAGAGGTAACGCCACGTCACCGCCAAACACCGCCCCAGCTGTCGTAGTCGAGGACGGCGCCGAAGTCCGCAGCTGCGAGAGAGCGGATGCGGCGGGTGACGCCGAGGCTCTTGGGGTTGGTGGAGCGGATCGCCACGGAGATGTGCGACTGGTCGAAGGAGTTGGCGAGGTCAGCCGTCGTGTTGCCGTAGGCGCCCGGCCCGGTGAACGGCCCGGTCGCCACACCGAACCCGCCGCCGTTCGCCGTGGTGTCGAGCTTGTCGATGCGCTCGGTGATCGAGCCGAGGTTCGCGTTCGCCCAGTTGGCGAACTCCGTGGTGGACGCCGCGTCCCGCCCGGTCGAGCAAACCGCCACGATAAGACAGTCGGGGGTGATCGTGGAGGAGCCGGGGATCACGATAGCCGTCCCCGCGCTGCCGGTCGAGTCCCCCGCCGACGTGTCGATGGGGTCACCACCAGTCCATGCTCCGCGCACCGTGAGAATCTGGCCCATCTGATGGTTCCCGGTGTAGGCAGCGCTGGCGTTCGCCTCAGCCCCGGAGGCGGCACGCTTCCAGAACAGCTGGAGGCCGGTCGCCGAGGAGGAGCCAGCCGACCCGACCCCCTTCGGTGAGGCGCCGACCTCGGTCCAACCGGAGACCGTAGCTGCTTGGTTCGCGTTCTCCAAGATGAGGAGGCCAATATCGTCGGCAACGTGGGCAGGCCAGGGAACGGACGCAGGCGTGGAGTTGTTCGCGACGAACGTCCCGATCGCCTGATAGGTGGGGGCAGCCACCTACGGCCTCACAACTCGCGGAAGTAGAGCGTGCCGGAGAAGTTGGTGGTGCCATCGAGCGTGGACTCGCAGCGGACGACCGCCGCCTCGTTCGCCACGCCGCCAATCCTCGGTCGCAGGTCCGGCGGGAACACGATCTGGTAGCCAGTGCGAATGTTGAACGTGTCCGAATGCATCCGGTGTGTAGTACCGGAAGACGAAGCCGCACCGCCGTTCGCGTTGAACGCCTCGAAGGCCCCGGAGGCGGCGCCGTCGTTGATGTCGAGCGGGCGCGGGGTGGTTGAGACCTCGCCGCCGGAGGTGAACGTGCCGCCCGTGAAGCGCAGGATCGCGAGGCGAACGTAGTCCTCGTTCGTGTCGCCCTCCATCGTCTCCTGCCCGATGAAGATGGCGACGATCTCGACGGGCTTGTCAGCGGCGGGGTCGAGTTCGAAAAAATCGAAGTCGGCCATCGCAGCCGTTGCAGCCTTGTTCGTGAACTCGATCGTATAGACGCGCGACCCCACGCTAGCTCCCGGCTGGGAACGTTGCGACGTAAGTGGCGATCAGGGAGTCACCGTTCCCGGAGTCGAGGTTGACCGCTGCGAACTTCGATCGGTCCCAGAGCGTCCCGGCTGCGTTGGCCGTGAAGACGCCGTGCTCCGTGATCGCCAGGACACCGCCGGAGTCGGGGGCCAGGGTGGCGACCGTCGTGTAGGTGTTGGTCGAGTGCGCCTGCGAGCCGGTGGGGCGCGTCGAGTTGACGACGTACTCCGTGGTCAGTTCGGTGATCAGCCCGGTCTGGGACGCCGCCTCCGCTGTGGTGCCGGTGCCGAACCCGTGGAACTTGAACAGCGAGATGTCCGAGGAGCCGGAGGCGTTGTCCATGTCGGCGGTCAGGTAGGCCACCCCGGCGTCGGTGACGACCCGCATCGAGACGAGGCCCAGGGACTGGACCTTCCCGCTGCCCCGGACCACGTCGAGGAACAGCGAGCCGTACATGGTCGGGAGGTTGAGCGCGCGAGCGGCGAGGACCCGCCTCGCGCCGCGCCAGAGGTTCTTGACGTTGCTCCGGCGCCAGCGGTTCAGCTGCTCCGGGAGACCGTACTGCGGGGCGCCGAAGGCGATGATCTCCGCGAAGGAAAGCTCGCGCTGCGGCCAGGATGGGGCGTAAGGCTCAGGGACTTCGATGTGCTCGACAGCATCCCCCCGAACGACCGTCAGTCCGAGAGACCCAGCAGCAGCGACCGCTCCTTCAGTTCTCATGGACGTAAGTCCACCACACTCTGTGGGTCAGGGCAAGGAGAAGCCCCGGGCCGGGAGACCGGGGGGTCTGGGGTGGCCCGGGGCTTCTGACTTACGAGGCGTTCGCGGCGAGACCCTCGAACAGGTCCGTCGATGCCTCCCCTTCAGCAGCGTCCTCGGCCTTCACCCGGCGAGGCTTCGGCGTCTCCTCCTCCTTGGCCTTGCGGGTGCGCTTGGGCGCCTCAGGATCACGGGCCAGCGACGAGGCGAGCGACTCGCTGACGCCCAGGTACGCGGCGATCTCCTTGGCGTCGAGCATCTTCGAGGCCGCGCGAGCGACGAGGATGCGCTCCGCCTTTGCGGCGTCGAGTTCATTCTGGCACTCCTCGACCCGGCCAGCTGCCTCGGTAAGCGAGTCCTTGGCCTGCTGCCTCGCAGCCTCCACGATCTCGTCCAACGTCATTCCTTCCGTGGTCATGCTTCTCCCTTCCGCTCCTCGGCGAGGAGCTTGTCGAACTCCTCCCGGTGGCGCTGTACCAACCGGGTCTTCGCCTTGCTCATGGCTCTCTGGTAGTCGCGGCGGTTCACGGCAGCCTCCAAGAGAACGGCGGAGGCGGCGGGGGGGTCCGCGTCGATAGGTGCCCGCGCGGCGTCACCCGACCATGACCCGGGATCGGTCGGCAGCCCGCTTGGCGCGGTTGGCGGTTCACCCCCCGCCTCGGTTCCAGCTGGTGCCGGAGCCTCCGTGGGAGACCCGCCACCAAGAGGAGGAGTGCGGTCCTCCGGCGGGTTCCCCACGCAAGCTCGGCACAGAGGCGCCCCGGCGATCGGGGGGAACTCCCTGATGTCCTTGACCTCCCGGCACTTCTGGCACGCGCGACGGGTCACTCGGACTTCCCCTCCCCTTCCTCTCCTTGGGGTTTGGCGACGAAGGCGACAGCACCGAGGCGTTCCGCGATCCGAAGCATCTGCGAGCGTCGCCCCGTGTCGTAGTAGCCGCGACAGACCGCCTCCGTGGCCCGCGTTCCCGTCACGATGTCGAGCGTGTCGTGGCAGATGATGTGGGTGTCGTCCCGAGCGCACGCCCTCACCATCGAGGTCACGCGGCCGGGGCGAAGGTGCATCGGGTTCCCCGGACGGAAGATGCAGGTCTCGCACTGCTCATTGAGGACTTGCAGCGGGCTCACTTCCCCTCCCCTTCCTCTCCTTGGGGGGTGGGGAGGGGACGCTTCCAGGGCGCGGTCTTCGGGTCGCACTGCCCGCACCACGACGGGAGTTCGGGCGGGTCGCCGATACCAAACGCGGCGGTGTAGTCCGGTCCCTCATGGCCGCAGAAGTCGCAGCGACGAAGGGGCACGGTCCGGCGGTCGCTCACTTCCCCTCCCCTTCCTCTGGTTGGGGGGTATTGGCCCCGACAGCAGACCGCAAGACTTCGACGGCCTCGGTCTGATCGGGCCACGCTCGCCCATCGGCTGCTGCATCGAACGCGCCGTCGTACCAGTCGAGGAACGCTTGAACCGCTGCCGAAAGGTGCTGCGGCTGCGGGTGGTAGTAGGTGATCGGCTCGGGCACCGGGCGGTTGTCCGGGTTCACCGGGCACATCGAGAAGTAGCCCTCGTCGCCGTGGGTGCCGGGCGGGTAGACGCGCCAGACGTAGCCGTTGCCGTCCACTGCGAGCGTCGGTGGTTGCGGGTCGAATAGCGGGCTCACTTCCCCTCCCCTTCCTGGTGCTTGTTGTCCGGGTCCTCCACCAGCAGCCAGCGGCGGACCAGTTCCCGCACCTTGTCCCACTCGGGCGTCTGTGTTCCTTCGTAGGCGTCCTGTTCCCCGCCCATCAGTCCCCTTCCTGGTGCTTGTCCTGAGGTCGGGCCTCACCGTGCAGGAGTTCGTTCAGACCGCAGGTGCAGCGAGGTTCCGTTCCGGTCGGGTAGGGACGGTTCCATTCGCACTGCCCGATGTGCCCGACGTAGAACAGGTGGACGAGGAGGTCAAGTGTCTTGGCCCCGGTGTTCAGCGCGTCGTGCAACTCGGACGGCGAGATCGTGACGGGGTCGTCGCTGAGGCGGTCGGCAGCGGCCCGCAACTGCTCCTCGACGGTACGCCTCGCGGTGCTCGTCGTGGCTGTCGTCGTTTCGTCGCTCACGGCTTTCTCCCTTCTCGGCGGTCCTTGGCGCAGCGGCCACAGAACCAACGCGGTGCGGCGATGCTCACGCCGCAGGCCTCACAGGGCACCGTGTCCTTCGGCTTCGGCTCGCCCATCAGTCCCCTTCCTGGTGCTTGTTGGCCCACACGATCTCCGTGCCGTAGGAGGGGTGGCTCTCGACGTGGACGGCTTGGAAGTCCGCCAGCGAGGACCACACCACGGTCGAGCGGGTCGGCGTGAGCCAGCGGATTGCGACGGTGCCGTCGGTGAACTCGACACCCTCTAGCGTCGGCTCGTCGCCGTCCACCGAGTAGGCGTCTGACTCATGCGCGGCAGACACGGCCTCTCGATTGCGGCGGTACATCGTGAACGTCCTCATCAGTCCCCTTCCTGGTGCTTGTTGGTGGAGAGGGCGGCACGGGCTTCCATGCAGGTCGGCCATTCGCACGAAGCGAACGTCCCGGCGTGGTGTGGAACTTCCCTGTGATACGCCGCTGCTGTGATCGCCAGCGCAGCCCTCAGCCCCTCGATGGTTTGGGCCTTGATGCGGTCCAGTTGAATCGCGGCCCCTACCTGCCCTTGCAGTCGGTTGATGGTTTGGGCCTGTTGTTCGATGAGGTCGGCAGCGGCGCTCCACTGGTGCGACTCGCGCCGAAGGTTGTTTGCTGACCGGAACCCGGCATTCCCGGTCGCGGCCAGCGCCCCGGTGCGCTTGGCTCTGTCGCGCAGCTCCTCCACCAGTTCCAGTGGTTCCTTGGTCATGGCTGGCCCGACGCTTTCTGGATGGCCTGACGGGTTGCCTCACTCATCACGTAGCCGGGTGGCGGATCAGCGGGTTCCAGCCGCGGCGGGTCGTCGGCGATGGCGTACCACTGGCCCCGATCTTCCAGCCACCGTCCTTCGTCGCGCTCGGCCTTGATCGCGTCCTCGTCCATTCGTTATCCAGCCCTTTCAGGAGATGAGATTTGGACGGCGTGGCATTCGCAGGCGCACAGGAGGCCCGTCTTGCACCACTGGTGCAGCCCGAGTTCGCAGCGTCCGCTCATCCAGTTCGGCTCGCGTTCCACTACGTCGCTGTCCTTCCCCATCTCACGAACCTCCAGTAGCGGTAGAGGAGGGCGGGCCGAGGCGAACTTCGAGGAGGTGGAACGAGTACTCGTCCCTTGCTTCGGCGCGACTCCACCCGGGCGGGTAGTTCTCGCTGCGTCCCCAGTCGCCCTGCCAGCCGCAGCGGCAGCACCACGGCTCGCCCTCGCTCGGAGCGATCAGCGCGTGTCCCTGCTCCTTCCCCATCTCACGAACCTCCAGACCCCTGTGTTGCAGGCTTGTCGTCTTGCAACCTACACCCTCCAGCCCAGGGTTGCAAGCCTGCAACCCTGCGATTCGTGCCTGGGGCTTATGTTGCAAGCCTGCAACCCTCGGTTGAAACCCCGTGTTTCGGGGCATGGTGCATATGCACTTTGGTGGAGGTGGGCTGGGAACCTGTGCATCGTCACCAGTATGAGTCCCACCCGGGCGACGCGAGCCGGATTCCCCCCACCCGGGTGCGGTTCCTTGGAGCCGCGCGCGCGATCCTCTGAGCACGCGACGCGGGGATCGAACACACGTTCGAGCGTGCGTCCA